AACTTTGCGGCATTAACCGCAGATCAAAAACTAGTGTAAAATGGGTCAAGACTTTAACAGGTCTCTCGGCTGCACTATAAAAACATCTTTAATTGCGGGAAAATCTTTATAATATATGTACTAACTTATTTTAGTAATAAAATGAGGGCGATGTGTAAAGACATTGACATAGTAATAATCATATATTTTAGATAATCCGCAGCCAAGTATCCATAAGGATAAAGGTTCAACGACTAAATATGTAGGGTTCATTAGAATCTGAAATGGGATGCAATAAATGAAATTATCTGGAAAATTATATAAATGTAATACTTGTTTTAAGAAAAAATCTATACAAGAATACTATCTAAAGAGTAATGGTAAAATAACAGATCATAGGTGTAAATACTGTACTTCTAAATATAAGAAAGAATACAGAAGTGATAATTATGATAGGGTTAGGAATCAAGAAGATGTTTGGAAGCATGACAATAAAGAAGCTATCAAACAGAGTCAGGATAAGTATAGGGAAAATAATAAAGAAGTTTGCAATAAGCGAAATAGAGATTATTATAAGAAAAACATACATACTCAAAGAGCTAGGATTGCTGCTAAACGAGTTCTAAGACTTGATAGATATAAATTTAAATTGTCTAAAACAGATGAATCAAAAATAAAATCTATTTATAAAATGTGTAATAATATTTCTAAAAAAACAGGAGTTCCACACCATGTTGATCATATAGTTCCTTTACTTGGAGAACTAGTGTCAGGATTACATGTTCCTTGGAATCTACAAGTTATTCCTGCAAAAGATAATTTAACTAAAGGTAATAAATTTATTGAAGATATAGTCTAATCTATATAGAGATATATAGTTAATATTCTCGCGAGAGAAGTATGGAAAGATGCTAGAGACATGGCATTCATTTCCAAATTCCTTGGTACAGGCCAAACATCTATTATTCAACGTATTACAGAATTAACTAAGACAGAGAAAGGCGAAGAAGTTATTATGTTCTTGCTTGCTGATTTAGTTGACGATGGTGTCGTTGGGGACGATAGAAAGTCGTTTGTTGTCCCTTTTGCTTTTGCATAAAAAGTAGAGTTAAACTCCTCTAATTGCTGGAACATCTTTAGAGCTTATATGACTACAACGTAACTGGAAACGGTAAGCGTGAATGTTTAAAAACATATAGGATTAGAAAATCAGCAGCTAAGACTCTAATTTAGATTGAACTTTTGAACGAGAAGGTTATCTAATAAGAGTAAAGTTCAACGACTAGTCGAAAGACGTAGAATTCTAGATTGAATTCGAAATGGGGAGAAGATATAAATGAGTTATAATCATAAAGAGTATATGAAAGAATATCGTCAGAGACCTGAAGTGAAAGCTAAGAAAAGAGAATCTGACAGATTGTATAGAGAAAGAAATAGAGAAGTTCTTAAAGAACGGAGGAAAGAGTATGATGCTACTTATTATGCTAAGAATCCAGGATTTAGAGCTAAACATTGTGCTAAACGTAGAGCTATGAAATTGAACGCCACTCCTTCTTGGAGTGATGACGAGTTAAATAGTTTTATAATAGAAGAAGCATATTCTTTATCTAGATTAAGATCTGATTGTACAAAGAGGGAATGGAGTGTAGATCATATAATTCCTTTAAATAATACTTTAGTCTGTGGGTTACATGTAGGTTTAAATTTACAAGTGATACCTGCTATAGAAAATAGTATTAAAAGTAATAAATTTATATCTTAAGATATAGTCTAGCCTTTATGGAGACATAAAGAGACAATGGAGTTGTCGTAATATAGCCCTTGGAACGCGAGGGCAATGAAGAAGAGATGATGTCATATGATGATAAAATCACTATTGACCTTATTTCACACGGTGTAAGACAAAAAGGTAAGTTGGCAGAACAGAAAACTGTTATCGGTTTTAGAGAGAATGCAAGAGACAGATTGTCATATTGGTTAGCAAACCGTATGGATCAACTAGCGTTCTTAACAATGTCTGGTATTGGTTATGACAAGAACAACGATGGTTCAACTCGTAGTTCTGGCGCATTCAACACATTAGCCTTTGCATCTGACATCTCAGCACCTAGTACAAATCGTCATAGACGTTGGGACGCAACAAGTGGTTTAGTAGCTGGTGATACCGCTGCTGTAGCCGCAGCAGATACATTGACCTACAAAGCTATTGTAGACATCTGTGTATATGCTAAAACTCATTATATCAAACCTTTAATCGAAGGTGGTAAACTCTTTGCCTCCTTAGTAACAGCTTAAAAACTGTTCAAAATCCCTTTAATTGCTGGAAACTCCTTAAGACTTCTAAACTACAAGTATCACGAAAGTAGATACTGAATGTTTGAAAATTAGAAGTATTGGACAATCAGCAGCTAAGGTTCTAAAATAACATTTGATAATTATTATTAATTGTGTTATAATGAACAAAGTTCAGAGATCAGTCAAAAGACGTAGGGTTTTAGTATAAACCTGAAACGGGGGAAATTAAGATGAAGTCAGAAGAAAGATTAGAACGAGAAAGAATATATGCTAGAAAATATCATCAGAATCATAAAGATGATAAGGATTTTAAACAGAAAGCATTAGATCGTTCTAGAAAACATTATGAAGAAAATAGAAGTAAGAAGTTGGCTTATGCTAAATCTTATAGAGAAGCTAATAAAGAGAAGGTAGCTATCGTTAAGAAGAGATGGGTTGGTGAGAATAAAGAACATGTATTAAACTTTTCTAGAAAGTATAGAGAAGATAATAGAGATTCTCACAGGGCTTCTAGAGCTAAAAGGAGAGCTGCTAAACTTAATGCTAGCTTCTTTCCTAATACAAACAGTGAACATAATGTTAATCAAATTTATAAACTGTGTGATATATTTAATAATCATTCTAAAATAGAATGGCAAGTAGATCACGATGTACCTTTAGTACATTCTAAAGTTTGTGGATTACATTCTGTATCTAACTTAAACATACTAACTAAGTATGAAAATTTAAGTAAGAATAATTCTTTTAATTAAGATATGATCCAAACTATATAGAAATATATAGAGAGATAAGGATGTTTCGTAATTATACTTGAAAGAGTATTACATCGCATTTGTACGCCCAGAAGCATTAGCTCAATTGAAAAAAGATGCTGATTATCAACGTGCTGTTACTACTGCGGAACAACGTAGTTCTAAGAATCCTTGGTTTACAGGTGGTATTGTAACTGTTGATGGTATCGTATTTCATGAGCATCGTTTAGTCTATAACACTTTAGGTGCTACATCTGGTGTTGACAAATGGGGTGCTGGTAGCGATGTAGATGGTAGTCGTATGTTAGTATGTGGACCACAAGCACTTGGTATGGCGGACTTAGGTTCTCCAGAGTGGAGTGAGAAATGGTTTAACTATGACAGTTCTCCTGGTATTAACATTGATAAAATGTTTGGATACTTGAAACCTAAATTCTACTCTATCTATGATAAGAGTGTTGAGGATTTCGGAATCTTAGCTGTAGATCACGCAATATAGGTAAAGAAGATCAAATAGAAGGTGTATCTAATGATGATGAAGATGCACCTTTTTTTTATTCATCAAATTATAAGGAGTCTTAAATGGCTATTACTAAAAAACCAGGTCGTCAAGAAGTTATCTCTGCTAGAGTTACTTTTACACTAGGGACGGCTGCAAGTGAAGATGTAGGTGTTATTGGAGTATATGGTGCTATTGATGTACCAGAAGGTGCTGTAGTTGTTGGTGGTTCATTGGTTGTATCTGATGCAACTACTGCTACTGTTGATCTTGATGTTGGCGATGGCGTAATTGCTGATCGGTATCTATCAGGTGTAGACGGCGCCGCTACAGGCTTAACAGCATTAGTGCCTACGGGTTATGTATATCCTGCTGCTGATACTATTGATGTAAGCGTTACTGTGGCTGATGCTGATGCTGCTGGTACTGCGGAATTGATTGTCAATTATGTTGTAGACGGTAGAACAGCCTTTTCACAAGGATAACTAACACGGCCCCCTAAGTCAATCTATTAGACTCTAGGGGGTTTTTTATAAGGATAGATATGAATAATACTAGAAAATTAAGATCACCTAAAGGTACTATTAGAATAGCATTAACCTCTGGACATGTAATGTTGTTGACTGAAGAGGTAAGAGAAGTTTCTAATATCTTCTGGAAAGAAGCATATTCTTTAGGAGCTATTTCTGGAGATATGGAAGAGTCTACTGTTGCTGAGAAAGAAGAGGTAGCAAGGGCTGAAAGGGCTGAGAAAGAGGCTAAAGAATTAGAAGAACTAACAGATATTTTAAAGGGTTTGGTAGAGAATCCAAGAGGTGCAGTTGACAAAAACAATCTACCATTAGTTAGAAAGGTGTCTGCAATGCTTGGTAGACCAATTAAAAAACCCATCATGCTTAAAGTGTGGAATGAGATATTAAAGATTGAGGATTAATTGTGGAACTACTAGACGCTGTAAAATATTTAAGAGAGAATATTCTAGATGATACTGGTGGTCTAGGTTCTGATTGGAGTACTACCACTGATACTGATACCTCTTCTTTCCAATTAAGATGGAGTAATGAAGAATTAGTATCAAACATAAATGCTGCTATCAATCTTGTTTATAGACGCATTCTTCCTGTTAAAGAGATTAACTCACTTTTCAATGTAACAACTGTTCAAGGTGAGAGTGTATATCTTTTAGACTCAAGAATCCTACAAGTGATAGGAGTTAGAGACCTCTCTACAAACAAGGTGTTAGAAAGAATGGATATAGAGGATGTTTGGGAGAGTGATAAATTTAATTCTAACCAACATACTCCTACATACTATATTCCGAACTATGATACAGGATACATAACTTTTCATAAAGTACCTAAAGAAACTGTTGAGTATTCTTTATTGGTTAACAGACTACCTATGGTTCAACAACTATGGGACGATAATGAAGTTGATATAGAATTAAGAGAAGAGTTTATCATTCCTATGTTATGGGGAGCAGCTGCAATATGTTATGAGAAGGATGAAGCTAATATTGCTGATCCAGGTAGAAGTATTTATTACCTTCAGAAGTTTAATCAAGAATTCCCCTTCACCTCTGCCTACTCTGATACTCGTAAAAGAAGGACTAGTAATAGATCTGTTAAGTATGGAGGGTTATAATGCCTAACCATCAAAAAACAGTTGTTATAGATAGTTTTAAAGGATTGAATAATGTACTTCGTCCTGAGTCTACTTCTCCAGATTATTTAAAGGAAGTAGATAACATTAATATTGATAAGAGTGGGAGGTTGAGTAAGCGTAAAGGATACACTCTAGAAGATGAAGGTAACTATAGCGCATTATGGTCTAATGACACGTACACACTCTGTTATGCAGTTAAGGATGGTGATCTAATAGAAATCAATTCAGACCTTTCAACCTCTCTAATTAGAGCTAATGTAGGTAATATTGATATATCTTTTGAAGAAGTAAACAATGTTGTCTATTACACCTCTCAAAGTGTAAATGGTATTATAGAGAATGGAGTAAATAGAACATGGGGTATGGAAACACCATCACTCCTTCCAACCCTTTCTGCATCGTTAGGAGGATTGAAAGAAGGAAGTTATCAAGTATCTTATACATATGTAGACAGTGAAGGCAATGAGAGTGGTAGCAACGTAGCTAGTGTAATCAGTGTTAATAACAACACAGGAATTAGTGTTGGGGTAGCAGTACCTACAGACCCAAGAGTTGTAAGTTATAGAGTTTATTGCTCTACTCCAAACGGTACAGTCTTATATTTCTATCAAGAAGCTGACATAGGCGTTGACATCTCTATTACTAATACTTCACTCCTTTCTTCTCCACTTAAGATGTTTAACCTATCTCCAGCACCACTCGGAAGTATTGTTAAATACTATAGAGGTAGATTATATATATCTGATGGTGAAACACTATGGTTCTCACAACCTAATCAGTATGAACTATTTCAATTAGACAGCGACTATGTTCAATTGCCTCATGAGATTATAGAACTCATGCCTGTTGAAGATGGTATTTGGATTGGATCAGATCATCTATATTATCTCTCTGGTGTTACGCCTGAGAGTTTTAAACTGTCTCTGAAAGAGAGAATAGAAATTGTAAGTGGTACTGCCTCTTATCTTTCTGGATCATATATCCTTTTAGAAAACACGCCAATAGGATATAAATGGTTAGTAACATCTAACCTCGGTATCTTCGCACTTTTCAACAAAGGTGTGGTAATAAATCTTACAGCTACAAATCTTAGTTTAGATAGAGCTATAAGTGGCACATCTGTCTTTTTACAAGATGAAGGTATGAATCAATATCTCTCTATCTTAAACAAATCAGATGAAGCTAATAACTCTGTTATAGGGGATGTAGTAACTACTTCTGTAATCAGAAATGGAATAACAATTTCTTAACAATAAAATAAAATTATGAATACAAAATTAAACGTAGGCGGTGTCTTTACTTTCGAACAAGTTAGGGATGGTAAAGTTATCGACACTTGGACAGAAGATAATAAAGTAGTGGATGAAGGGTTGACCTACATCTTGGGTAACGCCTTAGATGGCTCTACTGCTAGTATTACTAGTTGGTATGTTGGATTGTTTAAAGACAACTATACAGTCTTAAACACTACTACTGCTGCTAACATTGTAGGTGATGCTAATGAGTCTCAAGGAGATTATTCTGAAGTAGGTAGACCAGCATGGGTTGAAGCGGGTGTTAGCACACTTTCTATTACTAACTCAGCATCTACAGCAACCTTTACCTTTACCTCCGTTACAACCACTTTATATGGTGCATTCTTAACTTCTGATGCTACTAAAGGCGCGGTAACAGGTACACTAGTTGCAGCATCACAATTTGGTGCAAGTAGAGTGATGTTACAAAACGATGTGTTGAATGTAACATATACTGTAAGCATAGCATCTAGTACTTAATATGATATTCTCTCCCAATATACGATATGGTAATAATGTTGTTAATAGGAAGGTGACTTCTAAAGCACAGTCTGCTTATATACATTATGCAAATCAATTAAAATTGGGAGGGATATATAATCTGCAAAGATTCTTAAGGATAGAGGATTTTGATATATCATTCATTCTTCAGAAAGACTTTACATACGGTTTCATTACTGGCTTTATAAACATTACACACATCTCCATATTAGATAAGGATGAGAAGGTGTGTGAGATATATCTAGAGTCTGGATACTATGATCTAATAGGTGTTGGTAGATGTACAGAAGATGCGTATTTACCCGCAATACTTATTTATGATCCTGACACAGCATCCTATGTATCATCTATTCCTAAACCTCTTCAGGGTGCCGTAAGCATCTCTGGAAACAAACTAGTTGGTGAGAATATCATTTCAGGGAGTGTTAGTAAGTCATTAGGGTGCATAGAACCATTAGCCTCTTTTACTGATCCTTGTGGTAATGGATATGGAAATGGTGGGTATTGTGAAGATCTTTGGAAACTAAAAGATGCTCAAGATAAAATACCATCTTCAATGTTTTCAGGAAAGTTAAGACTATATATTCAATCTATATATGGCTCAACTCGTACAGATTATGAAAGGAGTGGTTTTACTTTAGTAGTTGGCGATCAAAATGATATAGGAAATTTAGCAGACTATCCAGTTGTAGAGTTTACAAGAGGTTTTGTAGGTAGCAGTTGGATATATACAACAGAAAACTATGATTATTTTCTCTGTACTCAGTACGGTAATACAGTTATTTTCAAACCTTTAGAATTATCTGTTTGTGCTGAACGATATAAAAAGATACTGATTGAAAATCCCAAATGGGACTTTGCTCAGAAGACTAGAGTAGAGGCGTATATATTAGCTTATGCCAAAGTTACAAATAAGAATAAATTTACTTTAACAATTCAAGGCGATGTGATAAACGGTAGCCCTTTAGATTATGGTTGGCATACTGAATGGGACGGTCACACTGCAACAGTTGTTTGTTTTTACAAAGACCCTTTAGCCCCACAGTATTTATCTGATCAACATCAATTAACTGTTGTTGAAACTTGGAATGGAGAGTTTTATACATTTACAGTAAACAACACTCGATTACAATCAGACATGCCTTGGTGGCCTTGGACTAACCAGCTTCATGTTTTCTATTATAGCGAAGCAGAAGAATCAATGGTTCCTGTTGAATATCCTGCTCCAATCTTTGGTGGATATGAAGGTACTTTTGACTCCCCAATCTATAATTATTATATTCTAGATAAAACAAGTGGTGAATCAGAACTAGTTACTGTAAACATGCAAATGAATGTAGAAGGAACTCCTAACCTTAACTATGATATATCTGGAGATAAAAGATATGATATTGGTTCTCATAATTATATAACTAAAAAGAGTTATAGTGGACCAAATGGTAAGAAAGGATTTAAGGTTGGTGGTACAACACAAGAGATTACAGAAGAAACTTTAATTGTAGATGAAACTTCTGAAGTAACACAATTAACAGGTCTCACTATAGATACAGTATCTGGTAGTCTATTTGGTCAGACAGGTAATACCATTCCTATATCAGATGCCGCACAAACGACCTCTAAGGCATATATAGAGAGTTTAGGATTCTCAGTAGGTGAAACTAGAGAGGTAGATGAGAAGACACAGTATTTAGTCTTTATGATGCGTAGATTTAGATGGGAGGTTGTAGTAACAGAATTAGATACTACATCTACTTCAGGTGGTGCATTATTTGTTCAGACTATGTTAGGAAATTGTTCTAACGTAATACTAGGTAAAAAAGAAACAACTGAGGTTGGAGGTAAGACTGTTCGTACAAAACCAACTATAAATAAAGCGTATACAGGTATTTTATATTGGTCAACTCAAGATCCTAATAGCGTTTTAAACCCTTCTATTAAAGAATTTCACAGTGAAATGCCAGGACCAAACTATGTTAATATAAGACCAACGTATGATGATAACAATCCGCCAGTATCTGACGTTGTAACAAATACTCCTGCTGTACCAGAAGCATCTACCATTCAAATGTTTGAATTTAACAATGGAGGAGCTAATGAAGTAGTGGTTGAGGATGATTCTCAACTAGAGGAGTATTTCACCCCTACTATTAGTGACAAACCTACTCACACTATTGATACAAGTAGAAGTTCTATTAATAATAAATTTAAAATATCTCACGCTTCATTTGATAAAGATGGTGGGTTTATAAACGACTCATCTATCGGATGGGCTTAGGAACATAATATGGCAATATACGAAGACGATATAACACTAGCACATACTCAATTATTCACACCATTAGACGGTTTTGAGTATGATGATAATATAAGTTTGTCACACTTTCAAACCTCAAATCTCGTACCTTTAGTAAATGTATATCGTACACTTACAGATTCTATTCTTAGTTCTGAAGATATTCCACTCTCATTACTTCTAAATCTATTAGACACCATTGCTGTATCTGATAGCATATTAGGACCACGAGTTACAACAGATACTCTAACAGATTCACTAGCACTATCAGATAGTGTTTTAGTAGCATATCTATATCAGATTTTAGACACTATATCAATGTCAGACAGTGATGTAGGTATTATTGCTAGAATAGATATCATACAAGATAAACTAGTAATATTAGACACATCATCTTCTCTCTCATCCTTCCTTTCTACAATATCTGATATTATAGATCTTTTAGACTCTATAACTCACGGTATTGATAAGACTATATTAGACACCATAGCTGTTACAGAAGTATTGGTTAATCTTACAAACATTGTTAATACAATACTTTCTACAATACTAATGTCTGATACAGACACTATGTCATCATCAGTTTTACTTCTGACATCAGACACTATTTCAATGTCTGACTCTGACGATACAACTGCTGTCTTAAACTCTCTATTAGAAGAAGATTTAGTAATCATCATAGGAGATCTTGATGGTGGTGAGAAATATATATCCTATCTTCTATCTCCCGAAACCTTTTCAGTAAGCACCTATAGTAATTATAACTTCTACAACTCTACACGGTTTAAAGATGATTATCTCTTTATAAACAAGACAGGATTGTATAAGTATGGTGGTGATACAGATGTATTAGAGAATATAGAAGCTAAGATTAAAACTGCTGCAATGTCTTTTGGAACATCTAACCTAAAACAATTGCCCAACTTTTATATGGGTCTTTCTAATTCTAATAAATTAGTGTTGAAGGTAAGTGTAGATGGTAAGGCTACTGTATTTTATAAACTTAACAAACAAACAGAAAACCTTCAAACTCAGAAGATAGCTATTGGTAAAGGTCTAATAGGCCGCTACTTTCAGTTTGAAGTAATTACACAAGAGAATACTCAATTTGAATTAGATGCTCTTGAATTTTATCCATTAGTACTTAAGAGGAAATTATAATGCCAAACGTAGATGTAGATGTTAAAATACCAGATATAGATGGTTGGATTGGAGTACTGAATGGTTATGCACAAGACGCTAGTTCTAATGCTAATAGTTTAGCTAATAGTCTTGCTAAGTTTCAAGGTACTAGTTATGCACCAGAAGTTACCTTTAAACACTATGATCCTACTGTAGTATTACAGAAGCCAGATGGAATAGATCCTCCTATTTTTGAGATAAAAGATAGAACACCACCGTCAGCCCTCGCTATTAGTATTCCAAATGTAGATCTAGGACTAGGAGATATTCCAGAACTAGATGCTATAAGTCCTGATGTTATAATGCCACCAGTACCATCTGAACTAGATGCCACAGCTCCTGAGAAAACATTCACCCTCGATCTAGATAAAGACTTCCCCCTATCCCCCGACACAACCCTACCCACTCCTCCAACTCTAGTATCATTAGATCTACCAGATGACATCAGTGTCTTGAACCCATTGTTCGAAGGTGTTATTCCTGATTCCGCTAATATAGATGTTCCAGGTATTACTTTTAACTTTTCAGAAGATCCTTATAGCTCCTCACTGTTAGATGACATTAATACAGAGTTACTTCTACGCCTCTCCTCTTCTACCGGTATTAATCCAGTTGTAGAACAGGCTATATGGGATAGAGGTAGAGATAGAGAGCATACAGCAACACTAGATGCTGATAGAGGTGTGGTGGAGGATAAGAGTAGTCAAGGTTTTACTCGTCCAACAGGCGCCCTTATGTCAGCTTTAGATCGTTCTTTACAAGAGAGTAGGGGTAAGGTTATAGAGCTTAGTCGTGAAGTTATGATTAAGCAGGCAGAGTTAGAACAAGAAAACTTTAAGTTCTCAATGCAACAAGCTATTACTTTAGAAAGTACTTTAATCAATCAATATAACAATGTTCAACAACGTAGTTTTGAGGTTGCTAAATACTTACAAGAGGTTAGTTTTGAAGTATTTAAACTTCTAGTAGCAAAATACAACACAGAGTTAGAAGCTTATAAAGCATCTTCTCAAGTATTTGAAGCTGAGGTAAAGGCTGAGTTAATTAAGGTGGAGATTTTTAAAGCACAGATAGATGCTGAGAAAGTTAAAGGTGAGATTAACGACCAAAACATTAGAGTTTATGTAGCTCAGATAGAAGCTATTAATAGTACAGTAGAGATATATAAAACTCAAGTACAAGCTGTTAGTGAAGAGTTAAGGGCTGAAGGGCTGAAGGTAGAAACATACAAGTCTGATGTAGAGGCATATGCAACACTGGTTGGTGCTAAGAGTGATGAGTATAGAAGTTATTCTGAGAGGGTTAAGGCTGAGATGAGTAGAGTAGATATCTATGATTCACAGGTAAAAGCTTATACATCTCGTATTCAAGCATATTCCATAGGAAAAGATACTGAGATCAAACAAGCTAGTCTTAAAATGGATATTGAAGATCTTAAGATTAAGAAGTACCTAGCTGATATTGAAGCTTTTATAAAACAGGTTCAAGCTGATCAGTTGACATATCAAAGTAGTGTAGATGTTTACAAAGGACAGTTACAAAACTATATGGCTGATATAGGATTCAGTACTGCTCAATCTGAAATAGGATTAAAAGCTGCTGATACTATTATAGATCAGAATAAGTATGACGTTTCTACTGCTATAGAAAGAATTAAAATACGTGCTAACATCATTGCAGACAAGAACAACAATCAGTTAGAAGGTTTAAAGGCTGCTGGAGCGACATATGCTCAACTAGCATCTTCAAGCTTAAACGCTGTAAGTGTATCAGCAAGTGCTGGTGGTTCTGCATCAGGTTCAATATCAGAAACTTGGACACACGCTCTAACTAGTTAAGGAATTATAATGGCGATAGAAGATAGAAAGAAAAAGAAAGTAAAGAATAATAAGGCTCAGAGATTAGCAGGTGGTCAAGCTACTGGAGGTGGTGATAGTGTTAATAATGCTGGTAATACAGGTGTAATAGATACTATTGTTAATACAAGAATACCTATTCAATCTGGTGGGTCTAGAGGTTCATTAGAAACAATAGCTAATGCTGAAGGGATATCAGGTAGAAGAATACCTATTCAATCTGGTGGGTCTAGAGGTTCATTAGAAACAATAGCTAATGCTGAAGGGATATCAGGTAGAAGAATACCTATTCAATCTGGTGGGTCTAGAGGTTCATT